GGGGACGAAGTTTGCCAAAATCAAGGCCAAGAAGACGCGCGTTTTTACGGGCGCTCCTTTTTGTTGGACGATAGTTGTGCGCAAGTACCTGTTGTCCGTGGTGCGGGTCGTGCAGAATAATCGTTTCCTGTTTGAATCTGCCCCTGGGACTGTGGCTCAATCTCTGGAATGGCAGCAGATTCGCACGTACCTCACAAAGCACGGTGACGATCGGCTGATTGCTGGAGATTATGGGAGTTTCGACAAGAGCATGCCTCCGTGTGTTATCCTTGCCGCGTTCGACATCGTTTCATCGATTTGTCGAGCTGCTGGTTACTCGGACGATGCTTTGGCCGTTGTGTCTGGCATTGCGGCAGACACAGCTTTTCCATTGGTGGATTTCAATGGTGATCTCATAGAATTTTTTGGGTCGAATCCTTCGGGCCACCCACTAACTGTGATCATCAACGGTCTTGCCAACGCTCTGTACATGCGCTATTGCTATGCTATCCTCTCTCCAGCAGGGGAGTGTAGTAACTTTAAGCGCGATGTCTCCCTTATGACCTACGGGGATGACAATGCCATGGGTGTGTCCAAGGATGCATCATTTTTCAATCATACTGCCATTCAGGGTGTTCTTGCTCGAGTTGGGATAAAGTACACGATGGCCGACAAGGAGTCGGCGTCCGTGCCCTACATCAACATTGCTGACGTTTCTTTTCTTAAGCGCATTTGGCGCTTCGACAAGGAGGTCGGAGCGTATTTGTGCCCATTGGAGGAGACGTCTATTGAGAAGATGCTCACGGTGTGTGTGAAATCCAAAACTATCACTATGGAGGAGCAAGCGATAGCGGTCATTGAGACCGCTGTTAGGGAGTACTTCTTCTATGGTAGAGCGCGCTTTGAGCTGGAGAGCCAGAAGTTGCGCGAGGTGATGATGGAAAATCACCTTGAAATTTACGTCCAAGAGTCGACATTTCCGTCGTGGGACCAGTTGAGACTGGACTTTTGGGCAAACTCAAACCACATTAAGTTAGACGCCTTTTAGGTGTCCGACTTGGGGCCTCTCACATCAGGTCCCTTAAACCAAACGATGTGCGCATTTCATAGTTACTGCGGGTGCTTACTAATTGTTGTGATGCGATAGTACTCGAGCGTGGATGAAGTGTGTTTCTTACCTGGGCGTTCCCCAAAATCCCTTTTTAGGGATGAGATTGGTTAGATCTCAAAAGCATTGCGACAATTCAGTTGGGCTTAGGCAAGCCCCTCAGACTTATTGATGCCATTCAAATTCTTTTTTACAGAAGCAGATAAAACTGCTCTACCAAATACGCGCGACCTGTGCGCAATCAGGTCATGCGGTCCCGTGCTAGATTCCTCTTTTGAGGATCTGGCACAGGACCAATGTTTTTGTGGACTGCAAATGTCTACTGAATTCTCGGTGGTTAGCTCGCCTCCGACTTGCAGTGGTATTCCACTACGAGCGCCAATCCAGGAGTTGGAGGAGATGAACTTCGACTGGGTTGTGCAGACCATGGACGAGGAGACTGACAATCTCCTCCAGCTGGATAACGCCCAGCTTGGCAAGCTGGTGCGTGATACTTGGGTGTCGGGCCAATACATCAAGTTCAAGCGGATGCTTGTGAAGTGTCTGCGATCGTCCCACGACGTTAATTGGCAAGTGTGGTCTGTTGAGGAGAGAATGGCATTCCTCCATGAGATCCAAGCCAGTTTCGATCCCACTCCCGCACAGGCTGCTGCGGTTCGAGCCAATTTTGGGATGCATCGCGAAGAACACGACGAG